CAGCGCGGACCTCTGAGCGTGGTAGGAGATGGTCATGACAACTAACGCAGGCGAATGAGCATGTCTCCGCTGCTTCTCATCCTGATCATCCTCTTAGTCATCCTTTTAGCCGGAGGCGGCTACGGCTGGCACGCGCAGTGGTACCCGCAGCAGGGGCCAGTACCGATTTTCGGTCTGATTTTGGTGATCGTTTTGATTGTCGTGCTGTTGCGTGTTGCTGGGTTCTTGTGAGGGGGTGCGCGTGTGCCGCTGTTGCCGCGTGACATCGATATCAGGAGTTGCGCGTTTCTACTGTTCGCGTTTGTTGTTGTCATCGTCTTCACGGCGCTCGCCGTGATCGGCATTTCATGCCGGGTCTTTGGGGATCAGTCGGCCTGCCTGGCGGCGACGCCGGAGGCGTTGAGCGTCTACAAGAGCATGATCGAGAATATCATCGCAGTCTTACTCGCCTTGATGGCGGGCACCCGCCCCAGGGAGAATGGGAAATGAAATCGCCAACCAAAACCGAGCGCAAGGTCGCGAGCACGTTGCGAGAATTCAAGAAGGGCGAACTTCACTCTGGCAGCAAAACGGGGCCGAAGGTGAAGAGCCGCGACCAGGCTGTGGCCATCGCGCTCGACCAGGCGCGCAAGGCTAAGGGCAAATGAACGCCGATTTTATGACCCGCCAGGGCGTGGCATTGACGGCGCAGCAATGGGCTTCGGTGCTGACGGTGCTGGCCGAGGCACCCTATAAGACGGTGGCGCATCTGATTGGGGAAATCCAGCGTCAGATCATGACGGCACAACAGGGAGGGTTTAGTCGTGGCGAAGATCGTGCAGAGCGTACCTAAGACGCGGGCGTTCGGTGGGTCGCCGGTGGCGAACCAAAAGTCAGGCAGTTATGTGAAGCCAGGAGTGCCGGCGCCAAAGGGCCAGGGAACCGTCCCTAAGGCTGCCGGCGGCAAGGGGGCAGCGATGCACACACAGGCGCTGAAGCGCCCGCCTACGGCCTTCTGATGGCCAGCAAACCAAAGGGCGGCAAACCGATGCCCAAGCCTACCTTGGTCATCTCCATCCACCCGCTGCCGGATAAGAAGGGCACCAAGAAATCCGGCGGTAAGAAGTAATGCCGTCGAACGTCATTCCGCTTGGCGACTGGACGCCAGATCAGGCGCAGCTGGCAACCGGCGCGGTGCAGGCGCTGAACACGATCCGTACGCCCAATGGCTACCGCCCGCTGCCGGGGTTGCGCGTGATCTCGCAGGCCGTGGTGCCGTCGCCGTCGCAGGCGCTGGTGATGGCACGCACCACCGAAGATGACGTGGTGGTGATCGCCGCCGGTGGTGACGGGCATCTCTACGAGTTCGATCGGGGCGCGTTGAACTGGAAGGACGTTTCCAAAGCCGGCGGCTATCCCGGTGCCACGCTGTGGAACTTTGTCGAGTTCGGCAACAGTCTGCTGGCCTCCACGGACGGTATCAGCGTGCTACAGACCTACAACATGGCTGGCGGTGGCACCGGCACGTTTGGAGATTTGTCGACCTCGGCGCCGAAAGCACGCTTTCTGACCCTGGTGCGGGATCAGGTGTTCGCCGGCGCTTATCCAGACAGTAACGGTAATATGCAGGTGGCGCGCGTCGGCTGGTCGGCGATCGACGATCCAACCTCGTGGACGCCTAATATCACCACATTATGTGATTTTCAGGACAATCCCGACTGCGGCGCGTTGATGGGCTTGGCCGGCGGCTCTTACGCCACTGCTCTCTTCGAGACGACGGTGAAGCGCATCACCTTCATCGGCCCGCCGGCGATCTACCAGTTCGATGCAGTGTTGAACTCGCACGGCTGCATGATCGAGGGCAGCGTGGTCGCTTACCTCAATTTCGTCTTTTATCTGTCGCCGGCTGGCTTTCAGATGTGGGACGGTAATCAGGTGCAGGCGATCGGCGCCGAACAGGTCGACCGTTACTTTTTTCGCGACGCCAACATGGACATGCTGGACAGTATGCGCGGCAGCGTCGACCCGGCCGCGCGCATGGTGATCTGGGTCTATGCGGGTGCCGGCAGTGATGGCACCAACAACCACTGCATTATGTTCAATTACAGCCTCGGCAAGTGGTCGCATGGCGAGATGGCGGCGTCAGCTTTGGCGCGCGTGGCGTTGCCAGGTTATACGCTTGATGATCTCGACTTCCTCAGCAGCAGCGTCGATGCTTTGCAGGCGTCGCTCGACAGCCGCACCTGGGCCGGTGGTCGTATCTTCCTCGGCGCCATGGATTACGGTTCCAATCTGTGCAATTTCACCGGGCCACCGAATCAGGCGGTGCTGGATACAGCGCAGGTGGCGCTCTCCGAGGTGCGCCGCACCATGCTGCAAGCGCTGTATCCGCTGGTTGAAGGCGACAGCACCAGTGTTTCGGCGATGGTCTGGTCGAAGGGGCGCAGTGAAAACGAGTGGCGTAGCGGTCCCACGATCGCTGAGAATGCGGAAGGATGGATCGGCGTACGCCGCGAGGGTCGCTATCACCGCGTGCGCTTGTTCATCGACGGGTTCTGGACCCACGTGCTGGGCGTCGAGTACCTGGCCAAGCCGTTAGGACTGCGATGACGCGCGTATCTTATGACAGCGTTAATGCGGCTGTTGTTGGCGTCGAGAGCCGACCTGGCAGCCCGTTGCGCCGCACCGTCGAGGTATTGGCGAATGCGATGCAGGGCAAGTTGAATATCGGTGGCACGGTAGTCTTTAATGCTTCGCCGACTACCTTGATCGACAATCGCATCGGCGTGCAGTCGCTGCTGTTGTTCATGGCGACGACTGCAGCTGGTGCGACGCTACTGCCTTCCATCTATGTATCGTCGCGCGGTAAGGGGCAGGCGACCGTTAACCATGCGGCAGCTACCAGTGTCAGTGTCGATTATGTCGTCATCGGCTGACAAGCTGAAGTTGATGGACGCCAAGCACGTGCCCCCGCATTGGGCGCGGCATCGCATGCGCATCCGTGCCGCCCTGCATCGCAGCGGCGGTACGCACGACCTGGCGACGGTCTTTCGCATGCTGAATGACTACGAGGCGCAGTGGTGGGCGAACGAGGAAGCGTTCATTGTCACCGAGATCGCTAATTACCCGCGCAAGCGGGTGCTGCGCTTCGCCCTCGCTGGCGGTGACCTCGCGGCGGTGCTCAGGCTGCACGAGCCGCTGCTGGAGTGGGGACGCAGCAAGGGCTGCGTAGAAGCCGAGTTTAACGGCCGGTTAGGCTGGCATAAAGTGTTGCCGAAGGAGTGGAAGCAGCGGTCCGAGACATGCGTGCGGATGCTGTAGCGAGGTAGGGTCATGGGTTCGTTTTTCGGTGGCGGCGGCAATAAGACCACCACTTCTCAATCGACCACGGCGCCATGGGCGCCGATGCAGCCCTATGATCTAGGGGCGCTGCAATCGGCGCAAGACCTCTACAATAAGGGGCCGCCGCAGATTTGGCAGGGGCAGTACATGGCCCCACAATCGGCGCAGACCACCGGTGCCGTTGGCGGCATCACCGATCTCACCCAGTCTGGCATCCTGCAAAATCTGATCTCTGGTGCACAGGGCACGGCGCAGAACGTCGCCAGCGGGGCCAATCAGGGCGGCGGTAACGCTTACCTACAGATGCTGATGGGCGGTGGTGGCGCCGCCAACCAGTACGCTACCGGCCAGCTTCCTGGTCAGTTAGGAACTGGCAACCAGGCGCAGGCGACGGCGCAGAACTTGCTCACTGGTCTCGCCTCCGGCCAGAACGTCGTGCAGAATCCATACCTTAATTCGATGTATCAGCAGGCTTCGACGCCGCTGATCCAGCAGTGGCAGAATCAGATACAGCCGGGCATTAACGCGCAGTTCAGCGCGGCCGGGCGTTATGGCATGCACCCAGGCGGTGCGTTGAATGCGACCGAGACGCAGGCGCAGACGGGTCTCGGACAGGCGCTTGGCAACCTCAGCGCCAACCTCTATGGCAACGCTTACGGTCAGAACCTGCAACAGCAGACGGCGGCGTTGCAGGGACTAACTGGCCTCGGCACCACGCAGACGGCGCAGCAACTGGGCTATGGTGGCCTGCTTTCTGGCTTGCAGGGCATCAACCAGCAGGGCGCCGCGGCGCTTAACCAGAATCAACTGGGTCAAGGTACGTTGCAGCTAGGTGCGGCGCAGGCGATGCCGGGTCTCGCCAACGCGGCCTATGCGCCGTATCAGCAACTCGGTGCCGCCGGTCAGACGATGGACCAGTACAATCAGGCGAATCAAGCCTATCAGGAGCAATTGTATAACTATATGAATGGCGGCGGCGCCTGGTCGACGTTGCAAAACTACACCAACCTGTTGAATGCCAATCCGGCCTCGCGTGCCACCAGTTCCACCGGTACGCAGACGCAACAGGCGCCGACGCAGAGCTTGTTTGGGCAGATTCTTGGTGGTGTCGCTGGTGTGGGCAGCTTGCTTGGCACCGGCGGCTTGAGTGGCATCGGAGCTGGTCTCATGGGTGGCCTTGGTGCTTTGGGTGCTGGGGGCGGCTTGGGTGCTTTGGGTGCTGGGGGTGGTCTGTTCAATAATATATTTGGAAGTTTTGCTAACAATCCTTCACAAGCAGCCGGCTTCATGAACGCGCCTGCGGGCGCTTATGGACCCTACCAATGAGCGGCACTCTAGGCGGCATCTGGGACTGGTTGACCGGTCCTTCCGCTGCGCAGCAGGCGATGCTGCAAGGCAACTGGAACGATCCGTCGCTGATGCAAGCCGATCGGTCGGCGGCGCTCGGCAATGCGGCGCAGCAGATCGCCGCGTTGGATCAGCGAGGCATGGGGCCGGGTGCGTTGATGGGGGCACTCGGTGCCGGCTTAGGCACTGCGGGTCAGCAGGGCATGGACGTGCGCAGCCAGATTCAGGCGCGCATGCAGCAAATACTGCAATCGCAGGCGCAGACCGGTTATCTCGGCGCCGAGACCAATCGAATCAATACGATGACGCCGGCCGACCTGGCTTATTCGCAGGCGCAGACCAACCGGATGAATACGCTGACGCCGGCCGAGTTGGCGCAGATGCAGGCGCAAACCGCCTTGTCCGGGGCGCAGTCTGGCGCCATCACCGCCAAACTACCGTACGAGATCGGCGGCCTGCAGTCCGACACCGCATTACGCTATGCGCAGATCGGCGAGGCCGAGGCGCGTGGCGATCTGACCAAGACGCAGGCTGATGCAGCCAGGCTTGATCTGGCGCAGCGGCGCTGGGGGCTGAGTGTGCTTGGCGTCCCGGATACCAGCGGCGGTACCAGTGGGCAGTCGCCTAATCTGGCGAACCTGCCCTATCGTACCGCGCTCGCTACTTCTGAATCAGACGGTAATTTTGCTAAACCACCGAACGCCGGCGGCTATGCTGGGGCGTTTCAATTTGGTGCGCCCAAGTTGACTGATCTCGGTCTCTACACGCCCGGTACTGACGAGCACTGGGTTACCGGTCAGGGCGATCCACGCGTCAAATCGTCAAACCAGTGGAGCGGCACCTTCAACATTCCCGGCATGCCGGAGATCAAGACCATCCAGGATTTCCTGGCCTCGCCACGAGCGCAGATGGTGGCGCAGGACGCGAACGAGGCCAACACCACGAATTTCATCAAAGCGAACGGCCTCGATAGCTACGTGGGTCGGGTGGTGAACGGCGTGCCCGTCACCATGAATGGCATGCTCGCCGCGGCGCATCTCGGCGGCAACGCCGGGCTGATGCGCTACCTGAACTCGGATGGCAAGGTCGACCCGTTTGACGGCTCGACCAAAATTTCTGATTACATGAAGCGGTTCGCAGGGACCGCGGGTGCGGCTCCTGCCGGTGCAGCGGCACCGCCGGTGCTCAATCCGGCACAGCGGACGCTGGTGGCGGGACCGGGTGCACCGACGAGTGGACTGCCATCGCTGACGACACCGATAGCAGGACCGAATGGGCTGATGACGACAGGAGGGCCGCCGCCTGTCTCGCCAGGCTTCGCGATGCCATCGGCAGGGGGGCCGCGCATGGCGCCGCCAGCAGGGCCGCCAGCAGGGCCGCCAGCAGGGCCGCCAGCAGGGCCGCCAGCCGGGCCGCTGCCGGTTGTCTCGCCAGGGTTCATGGGTGGAGGTCCCATGGCGCCTCCCAGGCTCAATCCGGCGCAGCAAGCGATTGTTGCGCCGCCTGTAGCACCGCCTCCAGGGCCGCCTGCAGGACCGCCTGTAGCGCCGCCTGCAGGGCCGCCTGTAGCGCCGCCTGCACCGCCAGGGGCGCGCACCGCGGTATCACCTGGTCCAGGTGTGCCGCCAGGTCTGCCCGCCACTGTGCCGCCGGCCAGTCAAAGCACCAATCCGTTTGGCATTACGCCTGATATGTCGCCGGCGCAGAAGTTGGCACAGATTCAACAGGTGCGACCGGAATTAGCGGCGCAGATCATCAGTTCTAAAGACCCGATGGCGGCTTTGACAGCGGTGGCCTATCCAAAACAGACAACCGTCGTGCACGGTGACGAAGACCCGACGATCCGGGGTGCGCCAGGTTCGATCTACGAGAAGACCTATAATCCAGCGACCGGGGAAACTGAAACCAAACAGCTTACCGCCGGTACGCAGCCAGGCTTCGCGACAGATAAATCGATCGATCTCTACAAGGAGTTCTTAAATAGCGTCGGCAAGAAAGAGTTTGACGTTATGAGCGATCAGGTGGAGGGAGCCTATAAATCTTACCGAGACATCAAAGACGGTGCTCTTGACCCGGTTGCTGGCGACTATGTGATTGTGCATGCGCTGTCGAAAGCCGCCGATCCGAATGCGGTAGTAAGAGCTTCAAATTATGATTTGATTACGCAAGAGCCAGGCATCGCTAACATGCTGCAAAGGGCTGCGGCTTTTCAGAAAGGTGACGTGCTGCTGCCGCAACAGCGTGACGCGATCATTAAGGCGACTGGTGAGCTGATGGAAGGCCGCGTTCGTTCTTATAATAGACTCGCCGGCCAGATGCAGGGTGCTATCGATAAAATCGGTGGCATCCCGAACTTCATCGATAAGCACGATGGACCAGCGACGTATGAGGATTGGCGTAAGTCGGAAGCGGGGAAGGCGCCGCCGCCATTGACGACGCCACCGGCACCGGCACCGGCGCCAACGACAGCGCCCCCGCCGACAGCTGGGGCACCCGTGACTGGCGCCCCTACGCCGGGGCTAGGGTCCATCATAGCACCACCGGTTGCAGTCGCACCAGCATCGGCATCACCCGCCGCGGCGGCACCGGCATCAGCACCAGGAAGCTTTGGCTTGCCTGATCTTAATCAAATGATTCGCGATCGCTGGGCGCGGATGGCGGCTGAGCACCCGGCGCCTGGGAGTGCTAGGCCACCGATACAATTTGGTGCGCCTGCGCCTGCGCCTGCGCCTGCGGTGGCGACCGTACCAGTCGCACCGCCTGCGGCGACGGTCGCACCGGGACCGGGGAATGCGGCACTGCCGCGGACGAAGGGCGGCAGCGTCGATTTCGGCGCTATGACACCGGCGGATCGGGATCAACTCTACCGCGACCTGAAAGCCGGCAAGGTGACGCTGACGAACGAGGAGCTGCGAAACTTCTCTGACGCCTGGGCCGCTGATCTTAAGAAGCGGGCGGGAGGTTAGTCGTGGCGAACGGTAATGGCGCCAGTGCCACCGATCTCCCGTTCGATATCACCTCGGCCGCCCCGACCGATCTGACGCCGCGCCCTGCCGCTCCTGCCAGGGTCGATCCGGCGATGGCGAAGCTCGATGCGCTCGCCGCCGAGCACGACCGGTTGCAGACGATTCAGAACACACCGAACTTCGACACTCGCGGCGCTCCGGCAAAGTGGCGGTTGCTGGTTAGTTCTGAGGATACCGACGAGGGCAAGCTGGCAGCGCTGAAAGCACTCGGAGCGAAGGACGCACAGCCAATGCCGGGAGACCCAGGAAACTTCGTCTATACCAGCCCAGATACCGGTCGGCTGACGCTGTTCAATCCTGGTCAAAAATTGCTGGGCTCCCGTGGTCTTGGCTCCTTCCTGAGTGATCCAGTCGGCGCTATTGCTTCAGCAGCGCCGGAGATCGGGGAAGGCGTTGGCGCCACGCTGGGCGCCATTGGTGGCGGTGCGGCGGGAGGTGCTACAGGGTCTGTAGTCCCTGGTCTCGGCACTGCTGCGGGCGCCTTAGGCGGCGGCATGGTTGGTGCCGGTTACGGCGCCTCGGCCGGCAAAGAGACGGTGCAATCGGCGATGCGCACCATTCTTGGCATCCCCGACTACCGTACGCCAACCGAACAACTCACCGGTAGGCTTAGCACGATCGCGGCCAATGCGGCGGGGCAAGGTATCGGAGAAGGGGCGAGTGTCGGTATACGGAAATTGTTTGGCCAGACACCGGCTGGTCAATCGATTCAGGAAGCGGCCGATCGCCTGGGTATCCCGATCAGCACTGGCGTCGCCACCGGCCGTCAGGGGATGCAGTCATTCGAGAGCGGCATCGGATCGATGGGCATGTTTGGTGGCCCTGGCGTGGGTGATATTACTGCCAACGTCGCCCGAAGCGGTGCTGCCGCGGACAAGATCGCCGCCGACATCGCGGGGTCGGGTGGCACGGTCACGACCGGCACCGAAGGTCTGGGCGGCGTGATCCGAAATAGCGCACAGAATGCCATCGACGAATTTGAACGTTACCAGAAGGTACTCGATGGTAATATTGATACGGCGATTCCACCGGATACTCGGGTGCCGATTACCAATGTCCTTAACTGGATGACGAAGATCGGTCAAAGCGATTTGACGGCAGGAGTTAAGGACCAGGCGGTCAAGCTGGCTAAGGAACTCAACGACGCAACGGTGAACGGCACGATATCGTTTGATGCGCTGCGTCAGTTCCGCAGCGACATCATCGCCAAGCAGAAACTACCAGCCACCGCTGAAGGCGCCTATGCGGGACCGGCACGAAACGCGCTGGACGATCTCTATGGCGCCACCAGGCAGGACATTCTCGACGGCGCCAATTCCGTCAGCCCACAGGCAGGCAAGGCGGTGCAGGAGCACGATGCTTTCGTGCAGATGAACCGTGATCCGGCTTCACTGAACCTGAATGCGATCGGGATGGATGATCTCGGTAAGCTGGTGGAAAAGGCGCCCAATGCGTTGGCGAATGGGATTGCGCATGGTAATGTGGATGCGGGCCAGACGATCCAACAGTTGCGTGGCTCGGTGGCGCCGGAGGATTGGCGGAACGTCGCTGCTTCTACCTTCCGTTCCTTAGGCGAGCCTTCGGCCGCATCAGGTGCCACCGCGGAGAAGGCGAACTTTTCGCCAATAGCCTTCGCGTCCAACTGGCGGAAGCTGTCAGACGCTAGTAAAGCCGCACTGTTTGACGGTTATCTGTCGCCTGAAGTGCGCCAGAGCGTTGATGATCTGGCGACGGTCACCAAGGCGACACAAGACGCATGGACCAAGACGAATTGGTCGCGTTCGGGCGTCACCGTAAACGCTGGGCAGATGATGGCTTTAGCCAGTCAGTTATTGCTGGGTGTTGCTGGCGGCTTTGGCGGTAAGGAAGCGGCAGGTCACCTGGGAACAGTGGCGGGTGCAGGATTAGGGTTAGCGGCGCCGCAAGCCGCTTACCGGATGCTACAGAACAAGGCTTTCCGTAGCTGGCTGCTCGATGCGGCAACGGAATCGCGCATGAGTCCGTATGGACCATTGAATGCGCTTGCGCGTTTGGGGGCGCAAAAGTTCGCGTCGGGGCCGCAAAACGATGGGCAGGATCAGCAACAATGACCCTCTACAGCGACTACTCGGCGACGCCTGGCGACAACAACTCGCCGCCACCGGTCGGTGCGCCGGAAGGGATGTACCCTTCCAGCGTGAATGACACCATGCGCGAGATGATGTCGGTCATCCGGCAGCTCGGTGACCAGGTGCAGACGACGTTTGGTGGCCTCGGCGATATGTCGAAGCAGACCAGCAGCAACGTATCGATATCAGGCGGTGCCGTCACTGCAACCCTGGCGGGGCCAGGCAGCGGCGTCACCAGCCTGAACGCGTCCAACATCGCCAGTGGCACGGTACCGGCGGGGGCGTTGTCTGGCAGCTACCCGATCTCCGTCAACTCGGCTAACGACGCCAGCACACTCGGTGGTGTTTCGCTGGCCAGCCTGCTGCCGGTTGGCGCGATCATCATGTACATGGGCAATATGGCGAACGTGGACAGTAACCATTGGGCGGTATGTGACGGCACTCGCGGGACGCCGAACCTGCTTAACCGCTACCCGTGCGGCACTAACAGCACCGGTGGCATGGCGCCGTTTGGCGGCGGTAACCAGACCACCGACAGCCAGGGATCGCACAGCCACGGCGGGGCTACGCTGGGGCACGCGCTGACGATCGAGGAACTACCTGCGCATACCCACAACACAACCATCACGCACTGGGATCGAGGCGGCGGCAATCACGGTTATATTGGACCCGGCACTGGCAATGTAGGTACACAGCAATGGTTGTCTGACCCGACGGGCAGTGACCCGGCAAACGTACACATACACGGCATTGCCGCCGACGGCGCGCATACGCACACGATAGCGCCCCCGGTACCACTGAGTTTCGGGCTTTGGTTCCTGATGCGTATTGCCTGATGGCGGCGTTTGGGTGCAGACCCCGGTCTTGCACCCAATCCGCACCCAAAGGCAGGGGTAAATTAGGAAAATATGGGAAAATATGGAAAAGGTCTGAAAGCTTAAAGCGTTGATTTTCTTTACAGTTCTTCCGTGGCAGACTGTTAGAGACAGATTTCAAGACCGCTAGCAAATAATTAATTTTAATTCTAACCTGTTGATATCATTGCTACACATAATTTTGAAATCTTGTTAGTTGCACCTATTTTGCACCCAAAATGCGGTTTTGCACCCAAATTTTGCGTTTTCGAGCGGTCTTTGGCCGCCCGTTTTGCTTGCAGTTTTTCCAGATTTTACCGTGGCGGAGGGAGCGGGATTCGAACCCGCGATGGCTAACGCCATGCTGGTTTTCAGGACCAGTGCCTTAAGCCTCTCGGCCACCCCTCCTTCGGTCAGCGTCCTTCCAGCGACGTGAGCCGGTCTTGAATGTGTTGGATTTGTCGCCGGATCAACAGAATGCTTGCCTGATCGACGACCTGTTCCTCGCGCTGCAGTGTCAGTGCGTTCTGTAATCGATCGATGCGTGTCATCACGTCCACGCCAAGCTTGTCGATCTTGCCTTCGATCCTGGCCAGAGCTGCACTGATGTCATCGCTCATGCGAACAGCTTCCCTGAAACCGTGGCCATGTTGTGATCCACCTGCTCCATCGCCTGCGAGTAGACCCGCGCCGTGATGGCGGTATTAGCATGCCCGAGACGCTTGGACACCTGCGCGAGATCGCCGGTGGCGCGCAGCAGGATCGACGCGTGCGAGTGCCGGAAGAGGTGCGTCCACGCTTCCAGCCCCAACCGCTTCGCCTGCTCTTTGATGGCGACTGAGAGGCTGCTAGGGCGCTGCCAGTCACCGTCCCGGTTTGGGAACAGGGGGTGATCGGGGCTGAGGGCATCGAATGTCTCAAGCCGCGTCTTCAGCATCGTCATCACGTCGGCGGGCAGGGCGAGGATGCGGAAGCCGGCCGCCGTCTTCGGCGTGTCGACGCGCATCTCACTGTCGATCTCCAAGAGCGTGTTGCCGACCGTGATGGTACCGGCGATGAGATCGACATCGCGCCGCCGCAAGCCCAACAGCTCACCGCGGCGCAAGCCAGTGTGCGTGAGCAGCAGCACATGGTCGTGCCACCAGGTGCCTGCAAACGCGGCCAGCAGAGCTTTCAGATTCTCAATGGTGAGCACCTGCTTTCTCACCTCTTGCAGCTTCGGCTTGTCCATATCCGCGCACGGGTTAGTGCTCATCAAACCCATGCGTTTGGCGCGGCGGAAGGCACTGTTGAGCAGGAAATGCGTCTGCCGGATGGTGCTGCCGCTTAACTGCGCCTTGTAGAGCCGCGCGTGCACCAGGTCGATATCGAGCGGTGCGATCTGCCGCAGCTTCTTATGCGCCAGCACCGGCTCGATATAGGCGCGGTAAATCTGGTTGGCGCGGTGCGTGGTCGAGTGCTTGCGCTCGCGCTGCATGTACTGAAGATGCTGCTGCATCCACTCGCCCAGCGTGAGCGCGCTTTGTCCCAGCCCCACCGCCGGGTTGGCCTCGCGCAGCTTCGCATAAGCTGCCGCTGTCGCTTCAGCTTCAGTTTCGGCAGAAACGTAGGCATATTGCGATTTGCCGTTGATGCGGCCGATATAGGTTTTTGCCTGCCAGAGACGGCCGCGCTGCGTGAGCACGGGCTTGCGAAGTGCGGACATCAGGCCGCCACCCGGCTGCGTGATGCTTTTGGCTTCTGACCCATGGTTTGCATCATCAGTACAGTCTTCTGTAGATCAACAAAATCGGTTCTTTTCAGTGTCATAAGAATCTGAAGAAACTGGTAAAACTCGCGCTGATCTTCGATCGTTGCTTTAGAATCGTGAATTTGCCCTAATAGAAGCCGGCTCAGTTCGAGCACTTTAGGGGCTAGTTCATGGTCGAGATTGATCGGCTCACCGCGGAGCGCTTCATAAGCGCGCCAGCACTTGATGATGGCCATGCCGATATCGGTGGCTGACGACTTGTCCTTCGCGTACAGGAAGGACAGGTCTCGACTGACCAGCGTTGAGATGTCAGTTTCGAGCTGTGCGGCTTCGGCCAGTAAGCGGTCGTGGAGGTTGTCGGGGAGACGAATGCGGAATTGGGAGTTGCCGGCCATAGGGGTTTCTCTCTGTATCAAAGGGTAACGTGGGTCTCAGTGGTAACGTATGACGTGCGTACACTGTGCGTCACAGATATACATTTACGATTTTAACGTCAACCACGATTTGAACAGGTTGAGACAGCTTTCTAGGGTTTAATGTGACGAACTTTACCGATTTAACGCACTTCACGTTTATGAAACAATAGGTTCCCGAGCTTGACGTGTCTCACAGATGGGTGACAATTTTATGGCAAGGGTCCGCTGCGCGCCCCTTCAAACTCTCACAAGGGGGACGTGCCGTGCCCTCCAACACCTCGAAACCCGCTGCTGTCCACGGGCAACGCTACCTCAGTACACGTAAGGCGTCGCTCCTGCTGGGCGGAAAGCCGTCTCACCCAACGATCGCGAAATGGGCGAGAAATGGAGTAATTCCTGGCGCGCGCATCGTCGGCAAGCAGGTGCTGATCCCGCAATCCTGGGTCGACTACTTCCTCAGCGAGACACCCGATTTCCTGTCGTGAGCCAGCCAGAAGCCCTGTTTGCGCACCAGCGCACGGCGGCCGCGTTCCTCGCCGAGCGCAAGGCGGCACTCTACTGGGGCGATCCCGGCATCGGCAAAACCGCGGCAGCGGTGCAGGCGCTGCTCAGGATCGAGGCGAAGCGCTGCCTGATTTTCACGCCACTGACCGCGGTGATCCACTGGCAGCGTGAACTGTGGCGCTGGGGCCGGCTCAAGAGCCATGTACCGCGCAGTAAGAACGGCCTGCGGATGCAGGACATTCTCGTCCTTAACCCTGATAAACTTTACAATCCTGAGATTCTGAATGGCTTGCGTCAAATGCAATTTGACGCCCTGATCCTCGACGAGTGCCAGGCGTACAAGAACGCCGAGGCGAAGCGCACACGCTACATCTACGGTAAAGGCGGTCTCGTGCACCGGGCCAGGCGTACCTGGGCGCTGAGCGGCACACCGTGCCCAAACGGGCCGGTCGACTTATTCGTGATGCTGAAAGTGCTCTTCCCTGAGACGATTGGTGGCTTGACGCGAGACGCCTACATCGAGCACTATCACATCCTTGACGCTGACAAAATCCGCATCCTCGGCACGCGAAACATGAACCAATTGAGCACCGCCCTGCAACCGTATGTGCTGCGCCAGCGCGTCGACGAGTGCGATCTGCCGCCCCTGCTGATGGGCACGATGCCGCTCGACCGAGACGACCTCGAACTCGACGGTGAGGCATTGGATCATGCCATGCACAAGGCGCATGCCGATGGCTGGCAGGGGTTGGACGAGGGCGAGCTGCTCAATCTCGTGACGGATTCGGTGCTGCACCTGTCGACCGTGCGCATGCTGCTGAGCGCCGCCAAGGCACGCGCCGTAGGCATGCTCGCCGCGGACGAGCTGGCGGCGGGAAGACCGAAGCTGGTGATCTTCGCCTGGCATCTCTACGGGCTGTTCAAGCTGAACGCATATCTGGCGTCGTATAATCCTGCGCTGCTCACCGGCAGCGTGCCGCAGGCGCAGCGGGAGCAGGCGATCCAGCGCTTCCAGACCGACGGTGCCTGCCGCGTGCTGCTCGCACATGGCGATGTCGGTGGCCTCGGCATCACCCTGCATGCGGCGAATGAAGCCTGGTTCATCGACACACCCTGGACGCCCAGTAGCGTGCTGCAAGCCGTCAAACGGCTGCACCGCATCGGTCAGACGCTGCCGGTGATCGGCCGCGTGTTCACCGTAGCAGGCACTATCGACGATGCGGTGTCGCGCATCCTGGTTCGCAAAACCCGCATGATCACCGATCTTCAACCCGATGCTGTGGAGGGACAGTTAGCATGATTATCACCTTTACGATTCAAGGCGGCGAAGCGGAGTTGAATAAAATCAAGCGCGCGATCGACATGCTGGGCACCGGTGTCGTCTCGATGTCACAGGAAATCAAGCCTAACGGCGAGGATGTTGAAGACGAAGCCGACAAAGTGACCGCCGGCAAGCGTGTGGGACGGCCGCCGAAAAAACCGAAGCTTGATCTCGTCGAAGATAAACCAGAAGAGAAACCGACAGAAGAATTGACGGATCAAGTGATGCTGAAGCACGTCAGTGCGTTCTGCGCGCAGTACTCCAAGCTGCAACCCAATGTCATCACGTTGTTACGTGAGTTCCAAGCGGAACGCGTTTCCGCTCTGCCGATGGAGCTGCGCGCCGAGTTCCTGAGCCGGCTTGAAAATTTGCCGACGCTGACGTGAACCAGATCAGCCGCGGGCACTCGGTCTGGGCGCCGTCCGCCGCCAAGCGGTGGATGGCATGCCCGGCGTCGATCCGAGAATCGGCGAACGCACCGCTGCGACCGCCTTCGATCTGGGCACGCACCGGCACCGCGGTGGCCAAGATCGCGGAGCTGCGGCTGCAAGGCGACAGGCCGCTCGACGAGTACGTTGGCGAGACGGTGCAAGGTGTTGAATTTACGGAATCCGATGTTGAGCCGCTGCGCGTCTATATCGACCATATCGCCAAGCTCTTGGTGCCGCGTAGTGCGATCGGCATCCCCGAGGCACGCGTGTCGGTGGAAGCGTTGTGGCCCGGTTTATACGGGCATGCCGACTACGTGGTGTTCGACCCGCCCGAGCTGCACATCACCGATCTGAAGTGGGGTGAGGGCGTTTTCGTTGATGCCATCGATAACCCGCAGCTCATGATCTACGCGCTCGGCGCGCTGCTCGAATACGACCGTAAAGCCGAAGTGACGCAGGTGCGGATGCACGTCGTGCAGCCGCGTTACGCCGGTACGGAGCCGGTACGCAGCTTCAGCTTGACGACTTCGAGCCTGTGGCACTGGGCGATCACCCGATTGTTGCCGGCGCTGCGGGCGACGGAAGCACCAGATGCGATCTACAACCCTGGCGACCATTGCCGCTTCTGTCCCGCGCAACCCACCTGTCCCGCCCTGCGTGATCTCGCCTTGCAGGAGGCACAGGTTGATTTCGCCAAGGCGGAAACGCTCGATAATGTTGAGGTCGCCGCCGTGCTCGACAAGGCCGAGATCGTGCAGGGTTGGATCAACGCGGTGAAGAACGAGGCGCTGCGGCGGGCACAGACTGGGCAAGACATTCCCGGTTACGTGCTCACCACTGGCCGCGTCACGCGCGAATGGGCGCTGCCAGATGACGAGATCACCAAGCAATTGCTTGTCTATCTACACGCATCGGAAGTGGTGGAGACGAAGCTGCGCTCGCCCGCGCAGATCGAAAAGCGCCTGTCGAAAGAGCACCGCGGCAAGCTCGCCGATCTTATTACCTTAAAACCTGGTGGCGCCAAGCTGGTGCGCGACGACGGCCGCGCGCCGCTTTCGTCTCTCGTCGCTACAGATTTCGTGCCGGCGTTTCTCTCGTAACACTCATAAAAGGGAACCAGAATGTCACAAGCACTCAAAAACGATAAACTGCAACTGCGTCGCCTCGTCGTCGGCCCGTGCATCATCAGCTTCCCGCAACTGTTCGTGCCGAAGCAGGTGATGCAGCAGGGCGAGCCCGTCTATGGCGCCACCTTCCTGTTCGATCCGAAGCGGCAGCAACATCTGATCTCGAAACTGGAAAACGCCTGCACCGCGGCGGCGAACGAGGGCTGGCCGAACGGGGAGTGGCGGGGGCGTCGCGGCACCGGCGACTCCAACGATTTCTGGTGGCCAATTCGCGATGGTAATACGAAAAAAGAGCGGAACGGTTACGCCGGCAAGATTTTTGTCTCGGCGCGCACCAAACAGAAACCGGGTGTGGTCGACCAGAATGTGCAGCCGGTGATGCAGGCGGATGCGATTTATCCAGGCATGCTGGTGAACGCGTCGATCGTGTTCTTCTTCTACAAGCTGCCGAAATGGGGCATTGGCTGCGCCCTCAACAACGTGCAGATTGTCGGCGACGGCGAGCGCCTGGGCGGCAAGCCCGACCCTGTCGATGAGTTCGAGCCGGTCGATTACGAAGTCGCCCCGAAAGACGGCCCACCCTGGATGAAGTAGGAGGAAACAATGTCGACACAGCATCTCGTCGAACTCATGGAGCAGAACGCGCCGGCGGAAGCGCTCGTCGCAGCGGTGGAGCAACAGGAACGCTACGATGTCAGCGAAGTGCTGTCACTCCTGAAAGCCGCTATGAACTATAAACCCTCGGCGGCAAAGGCATCTACGCAGGCGCACCCGCAGGAGGCGCACGCCCAGCCTGAAGGGGCGAAGGCACAACCACCTAAGCCGTGACGGTCTACTTAGACTATGAGACGCGCTGCCGCGCCAACCTGAAACAGGTTGGCGCGTGGCGCTATGTCAGAGACTCCAGCCTTAAAATTCTGATCATCAATTATTGCATCGACGACGGGCCGGTGATTTCGGTCTTTCACGATGATGCGCGCGGATGCAGCCTGTTCGCCAACATCCTGCGTCGCGCTGAACGTGTCGTGGCGCATAACGTCACATTCGATCGCCTGGTCAGTTTACGCTACGGCATCGAGACGGGAGCGGTGTGGGATTGCACCATGGCGCGTGCCCGCATGGCTGGTCTGCCACCGTCGCTGAAAGGCGCGGCGCCGGCGCTTGGCCTGCCGGTGCAGAAGGATAAAGAAGGCGCGGTACTGATCAAGCTCCTATGCATGCCCAACGCCGAAGGCAAGTTTCACGAAGACCCTGACGCCCTAAAACGCCTCGCCGCCTACGGTGCGCAGGATGTAGTGGTCTGCCGCGCGCTCGACCTGGCGCTGCCCCACTTCCCGCCACGGGAAGCGGCGACGTTTGAATACGATTTCTTGCTGAACTGGCGCGGCGTGCGCATCGACGAGAGACTGCTCGATGCCTGCCAGCGCGTCGCCGCCGAGGCGAACACGCGCATCGACGAAGAACTACTCGATGTCAGCGGCGTCGAGATCACGCGCAGCAGTCAGAGAAATCGTATTTTAGCCTACGCCACCGATCACCTGGTGATAACGCCCGACCTGTCGCGACGCACGATCGGCAGGCGGCTCTTAGAAGACCAGGAGATGCCCGGCAACGTGCGCCGCGTGTTGCAGCTGCGCAGCGAAGGCGCGCGCACCTCGACGCGCAAGCTCGCCGCCATCGGCATGCGCCAGATGAGCGGCTGGCTACCGGGCATGCTGCAATATTATGGCGCGCATACAGGCCGGCATTCCAGCGTCGGCGTGCAGTTGCAGAACCTGCCACGCCCCGATCGCCCATGGTGGCAGATCGCGCAAGGCATCGAAGATTTGATGCAGGGCGACACGGAACGGATCAGGCTGCTGCATGGCGCACCGCTCGCACTGATCGCCGATACCTTGCGCTCACTGATCGTGCCGGAACCAGGCTGCGTATTTGAAGTGTGCGACCTCAATGCGGTCGAGCTGCGCGGCGCCGCCTGGCTGGCGGGCGAGCAGTACACGCTCGACGCTCTCGTCGAAGGCGTCGATCTCTACTGCAATACCGCGGCTGCGGTGGTCGGGCATAAGGTGACGAAAGCGGATTACCGGGAACGCTTCCTCGGCAAGACGCTAGAGCTTGCGGGACAGTACGGCATGGGCTGGAAGCGCTTTCAAAAAACGTGTGGGGACCAAGGCGTTGAGGTCGACGACGTGCTGGCCAGGCGCGGTGTCGCCACCTACCGCAGTGCGCATCCGCACATCTGCCAAACCTGGCGCGACCTCGAAGCCGCCGCCAAGCTGGCGCTGCGCAAGCCTGGTTTCACCTTCCCTGCCGGCAAGCTGGCGTTCAGACTAGAGCGTGGTTGGCTCTTGATGCGCCTGCCGTCCAATCGCTGCCTCTACTATTATCAGCCGCGCATACTCGTCGAAGAAGTCGAGCGCGACGACGGCAGCACTTACGAGCGCGACGTGCTCACCTTCATGGGCGTCAACTCGTTGACCCGTCAATGGCAGCGGCAGCGCACCTGGGGCGCGATGTTGCTGGAGCACGCGACGCAGGCAATCTGCCGCGACATTCTGATGGACGGCTGCGCACGCCTGGAGACATCGGGGCACCCGGTGCGGCTCCTGGTGCACGACGAGACGGTGAGCGAAGTGCCGGCAAATCGCGCCGATATCGAGCATGTCGAGGCGATGCTGGCGGAGACGCCGGTGTGGGCACCAGGTCTGCCGCTGGCCGCACAGGGTGAGGTTGTCGAAAGGTACAGAAAGATATGAGGCTGCTGCATGTGCTCGACCTCTTCAGCGGTATCGGCGGTTTTACGCTCGGACTGGAACGCACCGGCGGCTTCTGTACTGTCGCCTTCTGCGAGGCCGACCGCTGGTGCCGCCGGCATCTCGCACGGCACTGGCCGGACGTGCCTTGCTATGATGACATTCGTGTCCTTAACCGACATTGCCTGCTGCCCAGTGCCACACGTACCGACGTGCTCACTGGCGGTTTCCCCTGCCAGGACATTAGCATCGCTGGCTGCGGTGCTGGACTGGCTGGCGCGCGTTCCAGCCTCTGGTTTGAATACCGGCGGCTCGTCGAGGAAATCCAGCCGCACTGGGCGATCATCGAAAACGTGCCGGCCCTTCGCTCTCGCGGACTGGAAGATATACTCGGGAGCCTCGCTGCGCTCGGCTACGATGCGGAATGGCATTGTGTACCCGCGGCCAGCCTTGGCGCCCCTCACCGCCGCGACCGCATCTGGATTGTGGCCTACCCTGCGGAGTGCAGACGCAGAGCGTGGAGGCCGCAGAGACCTGCTGATGGCGGTGAGAGGCAACTCGAGTCCATCCGGGCATTTTCGGATGTGGCCTTCGCCAGCGAGCCGCGACTATCGCTTTCCCAACAAGGTTCTCTACTCGGCCCGTGGCGGCGGGAAGAAAGGCGAACAACTGCCGAACGCGGCTGGTGGACCACTGAACCCGACGTGGGTCGAGTGGCTCATGGGGTACCCGATCGGGTTCACCGGCTCAAAGCGTTAGGCAACGCTATCATTCCGCAGATGGCAACTCTGATCGGGAATGCCATTCTTACTGCATGTGAAGAGGTAACGATATGACGCCGATCAGATTGACGCTCGTGCTGGGTGGGAAGGCGGTCGCCGTGCATCCTGATCACATTATGACGCTGATGCCGAACATGCCGAACGGCTGCAAAATGATGCTGATCACCGGCCAGGAGCATCTGATCCGTGAACAGTTCGATGCCGTCCTGGAAATGTGGGCGACGCAAGAGCGTCGCGGGATGAAGGAGCTGGTTGATGAATCCAACGACAGCCTACCTGATCGCGCAACGACTGGAAAACGCGCAGCGCGCTAACTGGCAGCACGCACCGCGACACTGGGCTGATCTGGAAGAAAGTGAGATGGTGTTGCACCTGCCACTGCGGCCGAGTGAAGCTGTGCTGTTGAGCGAGGTGTTGAATGACGCGGCGAGAGGCGTTCACACACGCCAAGGCGAACGGCTGGACGGAGCACCTTCTCCCGATCATTCCACCGGGCGCTAAGCTCGCTGTTGGCACCCTGATCCCAGAGAAAGCGATCGGCAAGGTGCCAGGCACGCGTTACGCCAACGGCACTTACGGTGGGTTGCGGGATTGGGAACTGATCAAAACCAGCGAGATCGAGATACGTCGCTGGCAGGAGACCGATTGCAGCATCGGCATTAACTGTCGCACGGCGCGACCGATCGACGTTGATAGCGATAACGAAGAGATTGTCGGTGCGATACGGCGGGTGCTCGCCATGCGCCTCGGCGACGCCCCATGGCGTGGCCGTGGTGGGACGCCCCGCGGCCTCGCGCTCTACCGGGCCGAGGCGGCGATCGGTGGCAAGGTCATCCTGCCCTGGGTCGAGCCTGACGGCACCGAAGCGCGCCTGGAAATCCTGGGCTTCGGCAACCAGTTCGTCGCCTGGGGCAAGCACGTATCCGGCAGCGACTACGCGTGGCATGGCGGCAGCCCGTTTGAGACGGCTGTGGACGCCCTGCCGCTCTTGGCCGAGGCAGACATACCCCTGATCCTGGAGGCCGTCACGGCGGCTCTGAGCGGCTTGGGATGCCAGGTCGGACGGACCACCAGGCGAGGTGGCCAAATCCGGCGTGGCGGCGTGCGCCGTAAGCTGGGCGATCTCACCATGGTCGCGCAAGACAAAGACCAGGCGGGCCGCGCCTTGATGGCGATCCCGAACACCAGGCCGAACGATCACACGGATACGCATGACAAGGTGCTGCCATTCATCGCCGCCTTCATGGGCGCCGTCGCCGGTGAGCGCGTCTATATCGATCGTTGGCTGGTGCCCTGGCTGGAACAGTGGGAGGGTAACGATAGCGCCTGGATCGAGGCACGCATCGCCTCGTTCGCCGATGGCACCGACGTTGGCGCCGACCGGCTGTTTGCCTGTGCCCGCACCTGGGATTTTCGCGAGGTGCCACAGGGCGAGTTCGAGCCGGTGCCACAGCTCATGGACGAGCCTGCCGAGGTGATCGACCTGGCCGCGGTGCGCAAGCAAGCGGAGGCGATCGTCAAGGGGCCGGAAGAACCGGTTTTCCCAGCGTCTACGATCGTCGGCAATCCCTACACCGACCAACAGATGGCGCTGCAATTCTGGGCGGAGGTAGGATCGTTAGCCTTGCGCCGGCACGCTTCGGGGCAGTGGATGGCTTGGAACGGCAAGCGCTGGGACACGAACGACCTGCGCGCGCTTTACCTGGTGCGGGGGTGGCTGGGACATACCGCACGGCAATTACCGGAGGATAATAAACGGGAAAACCGCGCCTACAGGATTGAGAGCGTCGACACTGCGCCGAGGCTGCTGAAAGCGCTCGAATATACCGCAACGGTCGCGGAATGGGACAATGACACTTACCTGTTGAACACGCCGCGTGGCATCGTCGATCTCCGCACCGGTCAATGGCGGGCCGCGACGGTCAGCGACCATGTGCGCTGCATTACGCCGGTTAATCCAGTAAACGAACCAGCCGAGGTTTATAATAAAGCAGTGATGGAGATTTTCGACGGTGATCTCCTGCGTATACAAATTTGGAACGACTGGATGGCGTTGAACCTGCTGGGCGTGCGTCTCAGAGACGCCGCGTTGGTGCTGAGCGGGTCGGGGCGGAACGGCAAGTCGCTGCTGGAAGACGTAGTGGTGGCTATGCTGGGCGACCACAAACAAGGCGGTTACGCCTACAAGGTCGCAATGCCTGATGCCTTCGATCTGCGTCGATCGATGCGCACGCCGCATGCGGAAAGCCTGGCCGTGATGGACGGGGTACGAGCCGTGCTGTTCTCGGAGATGCCGGAAGGGTTTACACCGAACGAACCGTTGCTAAAAGCGGCAATCGCTGGGGAGATCGTCGAGGCCAGCTTAAAATACCATTCCGTCTTTTCCTATCGGTTTTTGGCTGGCATTACTTTCGCAACTAATACGGCGCTATCGTTCACGTCTTCGATTCCAGCGTTGCGCATGCGGTTTCACATGCTTGAGCTGTTGCAACAGTTCAATGACGATCGCGATTTCTATAACCGGGTGCTGGCCGATGCTCCCAAGGTATTATGGGCGGCTATTGCCCGTTGCACCGAGATTCTACAGGGCGCCGAAACCTACTGGCTGCGCAATTCGTGGCGGTCGATGAAGATGCACTTCGTGCAGGTTGAAAGCGCAGCGGCGGAGCGTTTTGAACTTGCCGATCCGATCGCCGGCATGCTGCGCCGCCTGGTCGAGAAGCGACAGGGCAGACGCGTCGCCTCTGGCGACCTACGCGCCCGCGTGCGCGCAGCGTTGCAACGCATCAGCGAAGACTGTGACGAAGAATTGCCAGGCTTCGAGGAAGCCCTGACGCTCGAAGATCGCGCCATGGAGATGAAGATCGCGCGAGCGATGCGCGAAGAATTTGGTGCGCGCTCGACGCTTAAACAGGAAAACGGACAGAGTATGCGCGGTTATCACGGGATGGATTACATCGTTAATCCACGGCTGCCGTTCGCATGAGTTCGCTCTTCCGCACCCGCTGGTAGCAACGCGCATGGTGTTCCGGGCAATAGCTCTGCCCAACCCGCACCGGCGCCGCACAGAAGACGGGTTCGCCGCGTGCGGCGGAGCCTGCGCCTTGCGCCTTCCCTAGTATCCAGCGGCACTCCTCAACCCGCAGGCGCTGTGGCGGGCTTACAGGTGAGGGCAAGGGTGGCGGCGGTGGCGTTGGCGGTGGTGCCCCAGGGGTCGCCGCTTGCGGCGGTTTTAGCTGCGCTCGCCTTGCCCGCAGGGGCAGGTGCAGCCGGCGCACCTTGCCGACCACTGCATTGTGCGTGATGCCGAGTGCACGGCCGATGCTGCGCACGCTCTCGCCGGCCGCCCAGCGGATGCGCAGTTCCGCAGTCTTCGCTGGATGATCGTTCCAGTCCATACTCGCATAAAAGCATGCTTTTTCTGGCGATTCTACCCACGATTCCAATGCAGCGGCGCAAAGACGAGGAGGAACGAAGCGGCGCTGGCAAGGGCGAGCATCAGGAAGAAGAGAGGCGGCCCGCTGAACAGCAGCGCGGGAACGCCTGTTACGATCGACATTATCAACCACGCTGCCAACGTGAGGGCGAGAGCTGCGGAGAAGACACCCAATAGCCCGAGCGCGCCCATCGCCGTCAAAAGCAGACCGAACCACCACCAGGAACCGAACATGAGCAGTGCACCGCAGGCGAGGAATGCTGTTGCGACGGCGACGCGCTGCTTTGTATCGTCGCTCATGATGTTTCCTTGATTCTCGTGAGCGCACATGCGTACGCCAACCACAGTTCCGCTTGTTTTTCATATTTGCGAGCAGCCTCGTCCATATCGGCGAGCCGGTACTGGCTGGCCAATGCCAGATGCCCGCGGGCGATGTCGCGTGCCTGCACTGGATTCAATGATGGTAGGGGCAAAGGCATGGTCGCGCTCATATCGCCTTCTCCTTAATCACGCCGTACTTGTCGATGTATTGCATCAGCTTGCGCACGCTGCCAGGCAGGCGGCGCAGACCGGTCGCGTACTGGTAGGCGGTATGGTAACTGCCGAGACCAAGCCAGCGCGCCGCCGTATAGAGATCGATGCAGTGGTCTTGACACCAGGTGCCGAATGGGGTCGACGGTTTGCCTTTGAGAGCGGCGATGTGGTGTGGAGAACGCGCGATCATTTTGTCACCGGAGGCAGTTGAATGATGATAGGGGTTGGCGGAACAGGTGGCGTGGCACCGATCTTATAGCCGAGCACACCAAAGATGGCGCCGAAGATCGCGGCCAACGCCGCGGCGATCAACGCCAAACCTTTAGGCGTCTCCCACAGCACCTGTTTGCGACGAAGTTGCACATCCATTTTAAGTAACTCCAATTTCAATTCGTCTTCGGTCATACTCAACGTTAAAGCATGTTTTTCTATAGTTGTCAATGAACAATGGATGACGGGTGAGAAAGGAAAAGCATGCTTTTCGCTGGAAATTCGTGTGATGTCTGGCAAAAAGCATGCTTTTCGCTGGAAATTCGTGTGATGTCTGGCAAAAAGCATGCTTTTCGCTGGAAATTCGTGTGATGTCTGGCGATTTTTTGACGCCAAGGTTCGGTGAAATTTTTCCGGCGATTTTCGGCATGTGCACGTCGTGGTTGTGCACGGTGGGGTTGCGGTTGTGCACGCCACGGTTGCGATTGTGCACCGCCTGGTGACGTGGCGCTCGGTGGCGCGCGTGGCCTAGCCTGCATCGCCTGGTGGCCTGTGACGTGCACTGGCCTAGCCTGCATCGCCTGGTGGCCTGACGTGCACCGGCCTAGCCTGCATCGCCTGGTGGCCTGACGTGCACTGGCCTGGTGACGCGGTGGCCTGACGCCTGACGTGCACCGGCTGGCGTACATGGAAACGGCGCCACATCGCTGCGGCGCCGTTGGCGACGTAAGAGCGTCGCGAGACCATCACGTCGAGCCGTCATGGTCGCAGCCTAGCAACCGTGCCACGACTGCGGCCGCAACGGCATAGTCTTCTTCTGACCATGCCGTGCATCCCGCGGCGCGCATGCTACGATTGCCGGCGTCACGGCCGGCTGCCATGGCGATAGCGTAAGTGACTTGCATGTTCCATTCTCCATGTAGGAACGGCGCCACATGCTTGTGGCGCCGTTGGTTGCTGTTCATAGGCTAGCGGTCACGCGTCGGGCGTGAACGTCCATTCCCCGCATGTGTTGCCGCTATAGTCGCGCAATGCCGCATGCTGCGGCTTGCCATTGTCGGCAAGCTGTTTGGCTGTTGCGGTCAGGATGCGGGAAACCTCGGTCAACGGCGCGTCACTGAACGCGTCGTTGCCGCAATCGATGGAAAGGGTAAACTTGGCCATATCAAATTCACTCCACTGGTAAAATTGGCATATGACGGCACGCGTTCCATAGCAGTGACCGCAGGTGTGAACGTGGAACGGCCATCACATTGCTGCCTTGTGCCGGGAAGCGTACCACGTCGCATGCGTCTGCCAGTTGCGATGTACTGACAACAAGGCTGCCTGCCGTCGCACCGTGCGACGGCAGCACGTACACGGCCGCGGTGAAGTTACCATGACAAGCGAGACGGTTGACCGCGCTAGCAATCGTTTTCGCCTGCCCGTCAATCCATTCGTTATAGCTAATCATCGTTCTGGTTCCTGTTACCGGTAAACCGCAATGCCGCGGTTGTAATAGCTTTCAGCATGCTCGCCCGCGGGAACGTCACCAGGACGCAACACGTACAGGCTGGCGCCGCGCGGATCACCTTGCACGTAGGATTGGAGTGAAGGGTAGCGCTGCATGATCGCAGCAAGGCGCCGCAGCGCGCCAGCCTCGCGATCGGCAATCTGCGGCCGGTGGTTGCTGTTGCTGAAATGATAGTACGGTTTGCCCGTTGTTTCATCACGCTCGACCGCAACGTTGTCGGTACCGCATTGCAGTTCATGCCAGCGATGCAGCGTCATGGCGATGCGTCGCAACGCGATCGCATCGGCGTAACTAATGCCGGCAGCAAAGAGAGAGTCGAAGCATTCGTGATTGTGTTTCACTGTTTGAGTGTTCCTACTGATTAGATGTTGTTCGACGGGAGGAATGTAGCGGCACGCTAGGGAATTGTCAATGACAAATGATAGAAACCGGCATGCGCTCTTCACATGCCGTAAATCAGGTTATCATCGCCAGCGTACAAATCGACTGCACCATACGCGTGCGCAGCCTCGGTTAATCTGTCACCAACTGCGCCGTAACCACGATCCCAAAAGCCGGCACCATGACGGTTGCGCGTCAGCCAGAAATCATGGCCAGCTTGCGCAGGGTCAATGTCTGTCAGATCGTCGGTGTTGGTCTCTTGGAATGAAACGCAGTCCCGTTCGGATGATGCGATCAGTTCATCCGACCACCCGTCGGCGTTTTCAAGCTCGTCGCTGGTGCAGTCGGTCCATTCCATCGCCTCAAAATAGGCGCGAGTGAACGCATCATGGTTACGCATTGATCTGTGCCTTTATGTTGGTAATGATGCGTTTCGCGTCGTGACGTGCTTCAATGATTTTGAACGAAGCAGCAAGCGGCGCGACAGTACGCCATTGCGATGCTTCTTCGACCGTTGCGGCTGCCTGACCGGCATCAGCCAGCCAGGCGTTTAGTTCCGTTACCCAGGCCACGCCGTTACGCATTGTCTGCAATGCCGTAGTCTGCATCATCATACGTCGCCAGATCAGCCGCGATCGCATCGGCCTGGCCAGCCTCAAATGCCTGCCATACTTCTTCGGATGATGGCAATTCGGCGATGTCGTCATCTTCGTCAGCTTCGGCACGTGCTTCGGCTTCGCTGTCAAACGGGCCGCGCTTGTCTTCACCATAAGGCAGGATGAACCAGCCGCCATCGCCGTACTGGTTGAACGCGTGTGCCGTGAACTCAAAAGGTGAGTATTGACGGGCATTGTCTGCCGCTTCAAAGCATGCCGCTTCGTGTACTTCACGCACGTTCGCAGCGTTGACAGTTACGCGTCCTAAGCTGTCACTGAAGATGCGCGCACCGATGGTGGGCACGTTATGGCACGCAATGCCGTGGCCATGGTTCCAACCGGCGCGGTACGCGTCGCTAAGATCGGTTTGCGACGCGTAGGCGTCTGGAATAGATGCAGGATAAGATTGAGAACGCATTAGAGTGATTCCTTGTTCGACTGTTGATGCAATGGGATATAGTGTAGAGCGGAAGCGTTGTCAATGACAAACGAGAATAACCGCAATGCGATTACTGCATTGCGTGAATGGCGATTGCGAGCACGAAAGCCATCACAACCGCACATTGCAGAAGCAACGCTAATCCTGCGCAGCCGTCGGCAGGATCGAATATCCAAGCTATGATTCGACGCACGGCTTCAACCTCTCCGGCATATGCAGAACGAAACTTGCAAGCGCCACACACGAACAAATCGCAAGCCGCCGTGCTTGAAGTAGCGCATCAGCGTGCTCCGACTAAACGGGCAATGCGTCGACGTGTTGACGCTGTAAGATTAGCGGGCATATGCAGCGAACGCGATTCGCAGGCACCAGTTAGATAGTTGCTGCCGTTGAAGACTGTGACCGAGTTAGGCGAACGCATCGGCGATTCGTTCGCTTCAATGCACTGGATTCCTTCGCAGTGACAAGAATGCGTTTCGAATAATGCCTTTATGGCATCGCGGAGCGGTGTATTTTCAATGATAAACCCCGCTTCCGCAGTCTCTCCCTCGGCAGCACTTTCCTCAGTGACAATATCGTAGGTGACAGTGAACATGGGCTTAAACTCCTGCTTGGTTGTCATTGATAATAGGAGAGGGGTTTAGGCTTGTCAATGATAATTTATGGAGCGACCTTAAGCAACCTGTGTAGCGACCTAACTTATTGAAATTTATCAGTAAGTAACAACTAATCAACCTTTTTGATAGAAATAAGCTGCGACCATACTGTAATAATTATCACATATACGTTACCACGTCTATGGATGTAACAAGAAGGAAAAGGTTGATTAGGTTGATTAGGTTGATTATTGTGTGCGTTATCAATGGATTAGGTTGTTGGGGGGTTGTTGGTTGTTTTTGGCTGTCGATCCTGGCGTTTTTGGCGCTGTTGCCGTGATTGAAACCGGTAAAACGATGCGTGTCAGTCGGTTAGTGACGTTGCCTCGTGATGCTGCTGGTCTGGCAATGCTGTTGCGGCTGTTGGATGATAACAGTGATGTTGAGATGGTGGCTGTTGAGCGGCAATCGGCGATGCCGCGGCAAGGTAGAACCAGCATTGCCAGCCAAATGACAGCGTACGGCGTGATACTCGGTGCGTGTGCTGCACTGGGATTGCGCGTCGAATGCGTTGCGCCGGTGCAGTGGAAGCGGCTTGCGGGTGCAGTGGTGCAATCGGTATCACTCAACACAAAGCCTCAATCGTCCGGCAGCCTGTTGAACGCTGGGAAAGCGTCTAGCGACTCAAAGTCTCAATTGACATTCGGCAGCCTGTTGAATGCTGGGAAGGCTGCTAGCCTGGCACACGCGCGCGCCGTGCCTGGATTCGTCGACGCGATGCCGGCGCGTACGTCGCAAGCGGTGCAAATTGGAATGGCAGACGCAACGTTGATCGGTTTGGTTGGTTATCGGCTCGCGACGCATCGTGCATGATGCGTGATGCGTTAGCTAAGCGTTGTCGTGGTGCGCGGTAGCCTGGCGACGCGGTGCGCAGCAGCCTGATGATGCGGTGCGCGCTCGGTGCGGTGCGCAGCAGCCTGGCGATGCGGTGCGCAGCAGCCTGGCGATGCGGTGCGCGCTCGGCGCGGTGCGTGGCAGCCTGGCGACGCGGTGCGCGCTCGGCCGGATTATCGGAAGCCGTGCCGCCAGCGGTCTACACAATCGCTGGCACGTCGCAAGCTATTGATATCACTGCGGCTTTCGATGGCTGCACCCAAACCGCAACCATCTTGCCGACAGGGAATTGTCTCAATTCCAGAGATTCGCCTTATTGAGACGCCGATCGGTAGACCCCCCGCCGGCCGGTGACCCCTCCCTCACGTGGACGTGGACGAACCTGACACCTCCAGAATTTTGAAAAATTTTCGTCGTGAGCATTGGAAAAAGCTAGCAAAATCAGGTGAAATTAGGTGAAATCCTCGCCTGGTCCAACAATGGCTCTTTGTCGCAAACTCCAACGGGCGCGGCAGGAACCCGAACAAAATCGCTGATCCGTGCGGTTTTGTTTGAAGCCGTTGAGGCATTCTGGGCAGGTTACGCCTTGCAGCGCCGCTGCTTTTCGTCGGTAGGCTGCTCGCCAGTAGCACGGTTTCGAGCAATAGCGTTGATTATTTGCCCATGGCCACGGTAAGAACTCTTCGCCACAGAATGCGCAGTTCCTTAGAGCTTGCATGTGCGGCTTTTACTATAAGAGGCGCTACTGGGACAAGCCCTCGGTCAGTCGCGCCGCTGGCGACACTGCCCGCCCACTGCAAATGGCTATCTCGCGCCTCCAAAGTGTCGACCAACAGGTGCCGGTCCGATGGATGCGGTGATTGCAGCGCTGGTCTGGCTCGGTTTGTTCGCTCTCGCTCTCGCCAACTATGAAGTTTTGCCGCGTCTCCACTGGTGAGGCTTGATTTGTCTCACGGGGTGCGCTAAACCGTCTCACTTATGAGCCTGAGCAATCGCGACGCTCTGGCGTCGCTCGACCAGCCGCTGCTTCCGCAGTCTGCCGGCCGTAATTGGCGCGAGCGTTTCCATGTCGCGCTCAACGAGCACGCGCAGTTGACGCCGGAGGTGATGCTCGACGCGTTGATCGCTAAACTGCCTGAAGACCCCCTGGGTGTCTTCAAGGCGATCGTCTCCACTTTACCCAAGGAACTCGATATCGCCTCCCAGCCGCAGCAGCATCATTTGTTCCTGTTGCGCATCGTCAACCAAGCGCATGCACAGGGCGTCGATCTCTCAGCGTTACTTACTGACTCCCTAACCACTGAACCTCCGACATGGCTATCGTAATCCAGGATACCGTTGCGCCGCTGCTTGGCGATCCCACGCTGGGCGCCGCCGCGCAGATGTACCGCTGGTCGCGCGACCCTTTAGCCTTCGTTAGAGAAGCTCTCAACGTCAAACCTGACCCCTGGCAGGCTAAAGTGCTCGACGCACTGCGTCGCGGCGTCACCCGCATCACGATTAGAAGCGGTAACGGTGTCGGTAAGACATCCTTACTTGCCTGGTTGGCGATTTGGTTTCCCGTCACGCGTTTTCCCTCCAAATGCGTGGTCACGGCACCCAGTGCGCAGCAACTTTATGACGCCCTCTGGACGGAAATCCGGCGTTGGCTGGGCGAGTGCCCGCCAAGTATTTCTAACCTGTTTGAAGTGTTCAACGATCGCATGGCGCTGAAAGCCGCGCCGGCGCAGTGCTTCGTCTCCGCCCGTACCTCACGCGCCGAGACGCCGGAGGCGATCCAGGGCGTGCATGCCGCCAATGTGCTGCTGATCATCGACGAGGCGTCAGGGGTGCCGGAACAGGTGTTTGAGGCCGGCAGCGGCAGCATGTCGACCCCCGGTGCGATCACGGTGATGACTGGAAACCCACTGCGTAGCAGCGGATTTTTCTTCCGCACCCACACCGATCTCTCCGGCTCCTGGCTGGCATTTCGTGTTCCCTGCACCGAGAGCCCGCGTGTCGACCCTAAATGGATCAAGGAGCAGGCCGAAGCTTACGGCATCAACAGCGCTTTCTACCAAGCACGCGTAACCGGCGAATTTCCGATGAACGAGGACGAGGTACTCGTACCTCGTTCACTCGTTGAACCCGCTTTGGAGCGTGTTCTGCCTGTCTTTACTCGTTCCGACTATGGTAATGCCGTCTGGGGTCTCGATCTCGCCCGTTTCGGCGCCGACAGTTCTTGCCTGATCAAGCGCATCGGCAACGCGGTGCCGGAAACACCGCGCATCTGGCGCGCCACCGACCTGATGCACATCGTCGGTGCCGTCAAAGTCGAGTACAGCACCCTGCCCGACGACATGCGCCCCGCCGCGATTTGCGTCGACGCGATCGGCCTCGGTGCCGGTGCGGCGGACCGGTTGCGCGAGCTGGAGCTGCCCACGATAGGTGTGAATGTCAGTGAAAGTCCCGCTATCGGTGGGCAGTATTACCGTCTCCGCGATGAACTGTATGGGCGCATGCGCGACTGGTTCGCCACCCGCACCGTCACCGTGCCGCGGCACGACCGTCTCGTCAACGAGGTCACGTCAATTCGTTATCGCTTCACCTCCGATGGCCGCATGCGCATCGAGAGCAAAGACGAGATGAAGCGCCGCGGCCTCGCCTCGCCCGACGTGGCCGATGCACTGGCGCTCACCTTTGCCGCCGGCACCGACATGGCGGTTGGTTACATGCCTGACGCCCGCCATCGGCGGCGCGTAACGACACCAGTGCAGGAGTGGGTGGTATGAAAGCTGTTATTCTCGCCGGCGTCGCCTCGGCAGCACTTGTCACGGCCGCGCATGCGACGGTGCAGATCACCGCGTTTGGCCAGACGAGCGGCTCTAACACCACCACTGCCACTGTTAATGCTGGCGACACGCAGACCACGATCGTCATCACCGATGCGACCGTGTTGCTGACGCAACTGCTTGGGCAGGTGACGCCGATCAGTGCCGATCTCGATCTCACAGCCACTAGTATCGATGCGGTGCAAGGGGTCGGGCAGGCGCTGTTGCAGCACTACAGCGGCAATTTCTGCATCACCAGCGGTCCCGGCTGCACGGGCATCGATTTTCTCAGTGGCACGTTCATCGACGCCGCGTTCGGCCTCGCCACCGGCAGCCAGCTATCTGTCAACGTATCTAACCCGCCTGATGCGCTCTCGCTGACCTCCAGTGTGATCCCGGTATCCGAACTGGCGGCGCCGTCGTCGATTACGTTCGCTTTCAGCAACGTATCTCCTGGCCTCGGTCAGCTCGGCACCACCATCGCGCCGTTCACCGCCAGCGTTGCCGGCGATGCCGATGCGTCAACTGTGCCTGAGCCGGCCTCACTGGCGCTGTTTCTCGTTGGCCTGACCGGGCTGACGTTCCTGCGTTCCCGTAGTCGCTGAACCTTAACTGGAGTGTATGTAATGGCAGCAGTAGAACTAACTATCACCGGCATGCTCTATGACAAGTTGGCCCGCACGGCGCAAAATGTCGTTTTGATCGGCGAGGCGACACTTACTGGGTTGTCAGTAGGTGGTGGCCCGATGCCGGGTGGACCACCGCCGCATGTCGAACATCCTATTCCGCCGGTCGTCGGCGGTGGGCCGATCATACCGCCCGGTGGTGGGCAACCGCCCTGGTATCCTGGCCATCCCGAGCATCCGATCCCACCCGCTGTCGGTGGTGGCCCGATCTATCCACCCAACGTGCCGCCGGAACTGACGCCGCCGCAGCCACCGAGCCCAGGCGATCCAACGACCGTCGTTCCGGGCAGTTTCCCGGTGCAGCCGATCACTCCGCCGCCCTACATCGTCGTAAATTATCCCGGCATCGGTCCGGTGACGGTGGCGCCGCCGCTGACCGCGCAGCCGAAGCCTGCCTAACCAATGGCCGCCCGTCGCAAACTTGGCGATGCCGCCTTCCAGCGCGTGTTCACGGCACTGGTGACGGATGCACGCCAATATCGCGATGGGCAGTTAGGACCGGAAAGAGTTCGGCAGTGGAACTATTATAAAGGCTTGGTCAGAGCGAACTCGCGACGTAACCGTTCAAGCGCCGTCTCGATGGAAGTTAGGGATACTGTCGAGGCGGTGCACGCCCAGTTGATGAAGATGTTCGGCGCCTCCGGCCACCTGGTCTCCTACGAGGCTACGTCGGCAGAAGCGCAGCGCCAGGCCGAGATTGCCACCGACTACGTGCACTGGCTGTTCCTGCGCGAGAACCGCGGCTGGACTATCCTCTCAGACTTCTTCCGTGATGGTCTGGTCGCGGATATGGGCGTTTTCTACCATCGTGCCGAAGATTGTGAGAGCGTCAGCGAGGAAGAGTATCAGGGGCTGACCGCGGATGAGGCGGATGCGCTCGCCGCCGCAACCGATGCGACGGTGCTTGAGCGGCGACAAGAGGAACCGGAAGAGGCCGAAGACGAGGAAGGCGACGAAGACGAGGCATCGCCACCCCGCGACGCTCTCGCGTCGCCCGATACCGTGCCTCCGGCACCGCAGGTGCCGCCGCCGGCAGGGCCGGCAGGGCCGATCGGACCAATAGGGGCGCCCAGTGGGCCGCCTATGCCCGTAGGAGGGCCGCCAGGGCCACCAGGAGCCCTGGCTGCACCTGCACAGCCCTTGAACGGTCAGGCGCCTCCACAAGCGCTCCCAATGCCTCCAGCGGCGCCTCCGCCTGCGCTGCCGCCGACCTTCTACCTGCGCCTCTCCCGCAAGACCTCGAAGACGGTGATCAAGGTCTCCTGTGTGCCGCCCGACGAGTTCCTGCTCGATCCCGCCTGCACCACGCCCGACGATGCCAAGCTGATGGCGATCGATTGCACCCGCACCGTCGGTGAGATGACCGCGGCCGGGTATCGCTACAAAGACGTGGTGGAGTATGCCGGCACCGACAAATCGATGACCGCGGAGCGGCAGGCGCGGGTGCCGCACACGCTGCGTCAGCGCGACACCACCATCAGCGACGATCCGACCACCTACCCGCTCAGCGTCATCCAGGCCAACGTGCGCGTCGATACCGACGGCGACGGGGTACCCGAAATCTGGCGCGTCACGGCAGTAGGGGAAGAGTTCGAGATCATTGATCGCGAGCGCACCGACGTGTGGGAGTTCACCGTTGGCTCGCCCTATAACGTGCCGCACTCGGTGATCGGCACTGGCGTTGCCCGCCTGGTGCTCGATCTGCAAGACATCCAGACCGCGATCCTGCGTAATCAGTTAGACAGCCTCTATCAAGCCATCAACCCGAAATTCGCCGCCGTCGAAGGACAGGTCAATCTCGACGACGCCGCGGATGAGAGCTTCGGCCGCATCATCAAGGTGCGGGCGCCCGGTGCGTACGCGCCGCTGCCGATACCCTTCGTTGGCGAGCAGGCGTTCCCGATGATCGACCGGCTCGACAAGATCAGGGAGTTCAGAACCGGGGTGTCGCCGCAATCGGCCGGCCTCGACCCCGATGCCCTGCAATCCTCCACCGAGGTTGGCGTGCGTGCCGTCGTGGCGCAGGCGCAACTGCGGATCGAGACGATCGCGCGAAATTATGTTGAAAACGCCATTACCGACCTGTTTCGCGCCTTGCTCAGGCTCGCCGTGCACTACCAGGACCGGCTCGTCACCTTCAAGACCGCGCAAGGCTTCCTGACCGTCGATCCGCACGGCCTCGACCCGTCGATGAACGTCATTCCAGTAGTTGGATTGGGAAACGACAGCGATCAGGTGCGCGTCGGCACGTTGATGTCGATGAAAGCGACGCAGGAACAGGTTTTTCAGACTTTGGGGCCAGGAAATCCGTTAGTGGGGCTGCCGGAATACCGCAATACGCTCACCGATCTGCTCAATCTCAGCCCCTACCGCAACATAAACCGCTATTTTAAGCAGTTGCCGCCAAATGTCGACCAGATGATGGCGCAGCAGGCAGCGCAGGCGCAGCAAGCGGCGCAACAGGCTAAAACCGCTCCAAATCCAGCCGCGCAGGCGCAGGCGCAGGCGATCATGGCGCGCACGCAGGCGCAGATTCAGGGCGGCCAGGCGAAGCAGCAGGCGGAAACGCAGCGCAACCAGCAAAAAATGCAGATGGAGCAGTGGATGGCGCAGCAGCAGTTGCAGTTGGAGCGGATGAAGGCCGAAGCCGACGTGCAGTTGCAGCAGTTGAAGGCGATGCAGGATATGCGCGTCGATATGGCGCAACTGCAAAACGAGACGGCGCTCGAACATTATCGCATCGCGCACCAGGTTGGACAGTCGAATGCTCAGATCGCCAATCCCGATGTCGAGCAATAGCCACGCCGGTGCGGTCACTCGCGGGCGCACCGCCGAGGACGTGTTGCGGCACGACACGCTGAAAGCGGCGTGCGACGAGTTGAATAGGCGTGCTTACACGCTGTTCGTGACCTCCGGCGACGACAGCCAGGGCGATATCGAGCGCGAGCGCAGCCGGCGCATGGTGAACGGCGCCGAGAGTTTGCTCGACATTCTCAGAGAGTGGGTCGCGGTGGGCCGCGAAGCCCAGAATAGCATGGACGAAGACGATGCCTGATACTATTCCTTCGCCGCCGACCGATACGCCAGCACCCCGCGACGCTCTTGCGTCGCCTGGTGCTCGCACCGGTCGGTTATCGGTGCATGAAGCCGCCGCGATACTGTTGGACGAGCGATCGGAACACCCCGGCACCCGCCCGCCAGCATCGTCGAAAGCGCTTCCACGCGAGGCTGAAGGCGACGCAAGAGCGTCGCGAGAGCCGCGCGATGACGAACCTCCCGCTGCGGAAAGCGACACGCGCGATGCAGAAGAGCGCACCGCCCCGGAGCCGGAGGCTACCACCGAAGAAGCTGGGGCTGCGGAGCCGCCGGAGCAGGATGCCGAAGCACCCGAAGGCACCACCGAAGAGCCGGAATACGAGCTTAAAGTCGGTGACAAGCTGGAACGGGTAAAGCTATCGGAACTGCAAAAGGGTTATCTACGCCAGCAAGACTATTCCCGTAAGTCGGCCGAGAACGCGAATGCGCGCAAAGCATTCGAGTCTGAAGTGGCCGAAGTGCGGGGTGAGCGCGCCGCTTACGGCGAGATGCTAGGGAGAATGCAGGCACAGATCGAAGCCGGTGGACAGCACATCAACTGGGATGAACTCGAACGCACCGATCCTGCCGCCTGGGCACGGGAGAAAATCCGGGCGCAGGAACGGGAGCGGAAGCTGGATGCGATCAGGCAAGAGCAACAGCGTCTCGTGGAGACGAAAGGTCGTGAGCAGCAGCAACTGATCGCCCAGGCCAGGGAGGAAGCGCGGCAAATACTGTTGCAGCGCGTCCCCGCCTGGCAGCAGCCCGAGGTCGCCCAGCGTGAGATCAGCGAGATGTCTCGTGTTGCGGTAGAACACTATGGCTACCGCATCGAAGAGCTGGACCGTATCTTCGATCCTCGCCTGGTGCTGATGATGCGCGATGCCGCGGCTTACCGCAAATCGCGTGGCCTCGACCTGGACGGCAAAAAGGTAGCGCCGTCACCAGGCAGGACAGTGCCAGCGAAACGGCATGTGCCGAACACCGATCCCAACGCAACCCGCCGGCAGGCGGCGCAGGTGCAATTCAGGCGGGCGCCGTCGATCAACTCAGCAGTTGACGCGATCCTCGCCGAACGGGGTGAGAGCTAATCATGGCCGTAGCAGATGCAGGCACGTATTTAACTACTGGCGCCAACAAAGCCATCGGTCAACGTGAAGACTTGATCGATAAAATCAGCCGTATCGACCCTGAAGACACGCCGCTGTACAGTAACGCCACCAAGGCGAGCGCGGCGGCGATCTATCACGAGTGGCAGGTGCAGCATTTGGTGGCGCCGGCAAAGAATGCGCAGCCGGAAGGGTTCGTCGTCACCTTGACGCAACCACTGCCGACCGTGCGGTTGGGCAACTATTGCCAGATCGCCGCGAAGAATTGGTCGGTTTCGCGCACGTTGAACGTGGTTGAGAAGGCTGGCCGTGCCAGGGAAGTAGCCTATCAGCAGGTGATAAAGGGTATCGAGATCAAGCGTGACCTCGAAGCCTCGCTCACCGGCATGACCGGGGTGCAGATCAAAAAGGGCACCGATCCCAGGGAGATGGCGAGCTTCCCGGCGTACGTCAGCAGTTATCTGACCGGCGCCACCGGTACTGCGCCAGCCGGGGACGGTTCTACGGCGCCGGTTGCCGGCACGGCGCGGCCGATCACGATCAGCCTGATCGGGGACGGCATGCAGGCCGCCTACCAGCTTGGTGGCAAGCCGGATACGCTGATGGTGGGACCGACGCTGAAACGGCACTTCTCGGCGCTGATCAACACCGCGGGGGCGGCGACCTCGGAATACATGATGCAGCAGGTGAAGCAGTCGGCGATCATCGGCGCCGTCAGTGTCTATGTCACCGACTTCGGCGAGCTTAACATCGTGCCGTCACGCTTCATGCCGGCGGCGATGGCCTTTGGCATCGACTGGGATTACGTTACTGTCGCTAACCTGCCGCAATCCAACTTCGTGACCGAAGACCTGGCGAAAGTCAGCGACGCCACCAACGGCATGATCGTCTACGAGGGCACACTGCGGGTGGATGCGCCGCAAGCGCATTTCGTCGTCGCCGACCTCACCTAGAGTGCAGAACTAGGTGTGAAGAGAAGCGTTACACGATGTGGAGCCGGATGCTGTACTGGGACCGCACGCGTAATCTACAGGTGTGGTTGGACCAGGACGAAGACGGGTTGATCATGTTCCGCCACGTGCACACGGCGTGGCGGGACGTGATCGAGCTTAACCAGGAGTACGTGAAAGCCAATCCGAAAGACATTCATGCCGGTAACACGCAGAAGCATGCGGTGAAGATCGGTGAGATACCGTTGCAGGTGTGGATGCGGCTGAAGGACGAGGGTATCGCTAACGATCCGCGAGCGCTGCGGAAGTGGCTGAACGACTATGATAATCGCTTCTTCAAGACCTACCAGGGGCGTGTCTGATGCCGTTTGGGAGTTACAGCGACTTACTGACTTCGGTGGATAGCTGGATCGGTCAACGTCCCGAGTTGCAGCCGGTGTACCCGGACTTCGTGGCGTTAGCCGAGCAACGCATGTACCGCGAGCTGCGGGCACGCGAGATGATCCGGCGCGGCCGCTCGCTGCTAAACGAACAGTATGAGTTCCTGCCGTTTGATTTCTTGAAGATGAAGCGTGTCTCGGTGTCGCCGGGTGCGGCGACCGGCTATCAGAAGGTGCGTCTCAACGGTATGCGGGTCGGGCAGATCGAAGCTTATTACGGGGACGTGTCGGGATCGATGCCGGAAGCCTATTGCACCGAAGGACTGCAAATTCGCTTCGCGCCGGCGCCGACGCCGCAGACGGTGCCGGAGCAGGTGGTCGACG